CAAGATGGTCGAAGATTCCGACCGTCAACAAGCCAAACCTGAAGTTCCTCTGGGGCGTCCTCCTGCTCCAGAGCAGACACTTCCTATGGCTCCTCTCCAGAGTCTCCAAGAACAACCCCTTGCTTTGCCTCAGTAAAGCAGGTTACGAACGACCCACTGTAACATATCAACCACAAAGGACGTGGCAATGAACCTTTATGAACAAGATGCGAACGATACCGAGGAAACCGCACACCTCACCATGGAACAGTATCAGGAGTATAAAGCCTCCTGTGAAGATCTGCTCCGCAAGGCAAAGGCCGCTGAGAAATTGGCTGGACTGCCAGAGTTCAAAGAGATCGTCATGGATGCGTATTTTGACCAAGAGCCAAAGCGGCTTGCTGGTCTGATGGCAACTGGTCGTCTTTCTGACAAGCAGTTCGACGAATGCGTCGGTGAGCTGAAGGCCATTGGTTCCATGCGGACCTTCCTCCAAGATTTCATCCAGAAGGGCAACATTGCTCAGTCTGAGTTGGACAACCTTGAGGTGGCCTGGAATGAAGCTGTTGAAGCCAACAGCACAATCGAGGGGAGTGTCCAGTAATGGCTGATCCAGAAAACACACCGATCGACATCGAGTCGATGTCTGATGAAGACTTCATGAAACTGGATCCCTCTCAGATGCAAGAAATTGCGTCTGCTGAGGAAAAGGAGATTGTTGATGAGAATACTGATCCAGATGGTGAAAAAGATCTTGATGATCCCGACGCTGGTTCAGGCGAAGTCGATCCAGATGATACTCCATCCGGATCTGATTCTGACACCTCAGATGGAGAAGATCCTGATAAAAACGAATCAGATGAAGGGGAAGAAGACTCTTCTACTGACAACCCAGATGCGGGTGATGCCAACAAACCTCCAGTCAAAGGTTCCGAAAAGTCGAAGAAACCTGATGCTCCGAAAGGAGAAACAGACAAGTCAGCAAAGCCAGATGATTCAGAAGAACCAGAGAAGAAAGCTGACAAAGAGGCTGCTGGAGACGTAAAAACCTCTCCAAAAGATGCGATGGATTTCTACGACAAAGTCACTGCATCGTTCAAAGCAGATGGTCGGGATGTTCAGGTAAAGACTCCTGAAGATGCTATCCGTCTGATGCAGATGGGTGTGAATTACTCTCGCCGTATGCAGGAAATGAAACCCCTGCGTGCTCAAGACCAGATGCTGAAGTCCAACGGTCTGAATGATCCGGAGAAGCTGAACTTCCTTATCGACCTGTCAAAAGGCAACAAGGAAGCAATCAAGCAACTCCTCAAGGATCACAAGATCGACCCTGTGGACATCGACACCTCGACAGAAGATTCGCCCTATCAGGCGAACAACTATCAGGGTGATCCAAAGGATTTGGCGTTCGACGATGCGATCAAAGAGACCATCTCACAAGATGGTGGACGTGAACTCATTAGCGATATTAACCGGGATTGGGATCCAGTTTCAAAAGAAGCTCTGCGAGATCAACCTACTATCTTCCAAAATATACTTGCACAAAAACGTTCAGGAGTTTATTCGAAGATTCAAGACGAATTGAAATACCAGCGGACAATGGGTTATCTAACCGACGTTCCCTTCCTTCAAGCCTACCATCAGGTAGGTGAGGCGATGCAAAAAGCTGGGGTTTTCAATTCTGAACCAGAAGTCCAACCAAAAGCGAAAGCTCTTGGCACTGGCACCCGGAAGGCTGCTCCCAAGCCGAAGACTGAGCAACCCACTCCAAACGTCTCATCGGCAACTCCACCCCGATCCGCACCATCAAATGATGGCGGACATCCTGAACCGGATTACTCGTCCATGTCAGATGAAGAGTTCAAGAAGTTGGCTCCTCCTGGTTAAGACAGAATCCAATTGAGAAGTTTGAAAAGGAAACATCATGGCTCAATTGTATAACGCTCCTCCGGGTACGCCTTCGGACATTGGTCCGCAGTTCAACACCCATTACTGGGATCGTCGTTCTCTGATCGACGCTGCCGAACAGATGTTCTTCAGCCCTCTGGCTGACGTTCGCTCCATGCCGATGCACTACGGTAAAGAGCTGAAAGTCTACTTCTACGTTCCTCTGCTGGACGACCGCAACGTCAACGACCAAGGTCTCGACGCTTCGGGTGCTGTCACAGCTTATGGTAACATGTACGGTTCGAGCAAAGACGTCGGTCTGATCTCTGCCCGTATGCCTACCCTGACTGAAGAAGGTGGTCGTGTTAACCGTGTCGGTTTTACTCGTCTGGAACGGAACGGTACTCTGCAAGAGCACGGCTTCTTCACTGAATTCTCGGACGACATGATGACTTTCGATACCGACTCTGACCTCTACGGTCACATGTCGCGTGAGATGATTGCCGGTGCCAACGAGATCACTGAAGACCTTCTGCAAATCGACTTGCTCTCCAACGCTGGCACAGTGGTTTACACCGGTGTGGCAACTCAGGACAGCGAGATCACTGGTGAAGGTGCGAACCCCTCGGTCGTGACGTTCATGGATCTGAAGAAATTGAGCATCGTGCTCGATGACAACCGGACTCCGAAGAACACCAAGATCATCAAGGGTTCGACGATGAACGATACTGCGACAATCAATGCGTCGCGCATCATGTACATTGGTTCTGACCTTCAGATCACTGTCGAGAATATGGTTGATGGGTTGGGCAACCCAGCGTTCGTTCCTGTTCGTAAGTACGCTGCTGCTTCGACAATCATGAATGGCGAAATTGGTTCGGTCGGCGACTTCCGTATCATTGTTGTTCCAAACATGATGAACTGGGAAGGTGCTGGTGCTGTCGCAACTGCTTCCAACCTGGGTTACGCTGACGATGGTGACAACTACAACATCTTCCCGATGCTGGTTGTTGGTGACGGCTCCTTCGCAACTGTCGGCCTGCAAGGGTCTGGCAAAAAAGGTGCGAAGCAGAAGTTCAAGATCATCGTGAAAAAACCTGGTAAGGAAATGGCAACGATCCAGGATCCTTACGGTAAGATTGGTTTCAGCTCGATCACGTTCTACCACGGCTTCATCGCCCTGCGTCCTGAGCGTCTGGCTGTTGTCAAAACTGTTGCGGCTGAGTAATCAGCTCTAGGGGAAGGGGGCTAGAAATAGCCCCCTTTTTCTGCATTTACAGGGTAGTTCAATGCGAAGACTGTGTGAGAAATGTGGAAATCATCCCACAACTCGAACTGGAACACTGAAGGATGGGTCTCCGAGATACTCAAACAGGTGTTCAAGTTGTCGAAAGAAGAAGTACCAATTTCACAAAAAAGACCATTGTGAAGAGTGCGGATTCATCGCCAAGCACCCAGTCCAGCTAGATGTCGATCATCGAAATGGAGATCACTCCAACAATTCTGTAGAAAACCTTCGAACTTTGTGCGCTAATTGTCACAGACTAAAGACTATGCTATCCGACGAGAACCACAACAAAGGGTAAAACCCCTTTCTCACATTTTAACCCCACTCAACTGAAAGAGACTTTCAATGAACATCAGTAAACTCGCACCCGCTGAAGCCATCGAGGCTGTCACGGCAATGGAAACTGTAGAACAACTCCGTGAAGCAGCAACCTCAATCAACGTCACATTCTCCGGCAACACCGGTGAGGCTACACTTCGGAAGAAGCTCATGGATACTTTGAAATCTGATTTGAACAAACTCGAAGTCGATGAGACTGTCCCCGATGCTGAGGAAGAAGAAGTCCCTGATTTTGGTGGTGAAGACACAACCGAGGATGAGATCCAATCGACTGCTGGCCCAGCAAAAACCGGCCCGACAATGGAAGAGATCCTGAAGATGGATCCGAACCAGATCACTGATCCGCAGCTTCTGCGTCAGGTGGTTCGTGCCAAAGCACTTCGTTTGCACCGTGTGAAGGTCACCAACTTGGATCCAAGTGATTCACAGCTCAATGGTGCCATCATCACAGCCGTGAATAAATTCACCGGCAAAGTGGCGAAGTACATCCCTTTCGGCGACGAAGAAGCACCGAACGGATACCACGTCCCTGAGATCCTCCTGAACCAGTTGAAGAACACCAAGTTTCCTATGCGTCGTGAGATCAAAGGTGGGGCATTCGGCGTCAAACGTTACAAGACCACGATGATCAACAAGTTCAATATCGAAACTCTTCCTCCACTGACGAAGAAAGAGATTGAAGAACTGGCCAACCATCAGCGTGCATCCCACGCTATCGACAGCTAAGCAGTTTCCCTGCTAAGGCAGGGAGACCAAGAAATTGAGAGAGGAATTCAGAGATGCCCGTAAATGACTGCAATGCAGATGAACAGGCAAATGCTCTGTTTACCTCTCTCACCGCAGACTCTCCAACGCCTCCAACGTTGGATCTGTCTGATTCCAAGTATGACTTCAGTGCTGATGCCAGCTCCGAGCTGTACAAAGACGTTAAGACAGTCACTCTCGAACAACTGACTGAGGTCAATCTCGAAGGCGACGGTGTCTTCGACAAACTCATGCAAGCCATGGATCAGCATATCCAGCGTGAGTACAAAGGGAACCGGATCACCGGGGACCAATATGCCAAAGTTTACACAGATGTGAGCACCGCTGTCCTGGGACA